AATTATATAAACCGGGTAATGGTGCTCATGTTTTATACCATAAAGAAGTATTACCTGTTGAAAGAGTTCGTCAAGTACGTTTGATGAATGAAGTTTGGAAATCAATTGAAGTAGCTGAATTATTAAAAAATGCAGGTTTACCTCAAGTTAAATATATTGATATAGACATTAACCCTGATAAAAGATATAAATCGAATGAAGTTTTAAGAGCAGCAGTTGGTTTAGTTGAAGGGATGGGTTATAAAGTTAGATACAAAACATTAGGTGCAATGGCAACATTTGCTGCTGATACGTTAGTAAAATAACTAATCAGTTCCTTAGCTCAATGGATTAGAGCACTTCACTACGAATGAAGGGGTTATAGGTTCGAATCCTATAGGAACTACTAAAAGTTCAGGTTGGTTTAGGAAGCCGGGTAGTCTGCAAAACTACTGAAGTAGGTTCGATTCCTATCTTGAACTCAAATACGCGAGTGTGGTGAAATGGTATCATGCCGGTCTCCAAAACCGTTGTTGAGGGTTCGAATCCTTCCACTCGTGCCAATTAGAATGATTCTAAATGAATTTTTCTTTTTAAAATGGTTGGAATTACAAAATACTGTTTGTATATTCACATCATAATAAGAATTAAAAGTTCTTTGACATACGAGAAACAAATACCCTGGTGGTGGAATTGGTAGACACGCCGGTCTTAGAAACCGGTGCTTAATCGCTTGCGAGTTCGAGTCTCGCCCTCGGTACAAATGAAACATTCCTTACATAGGACGGATTAGCACCGTTGAAAGACCATCTTCGACTTATGGGAGTAATTACCCAATAAGATACATGCCTCGAAGTGTTATGTGATGGACCCTGCTCTGTGTGGCCACACAACAGGTGAACAGTAAACTATGTTCAGTAAAATCTAAAACTACGGTGAGCGTAGAAGGATAGTTTCATAATGTCTTGGTAGCTCAGTGGTAGAGCAAGCGGCTGTTAACCGCTAGGTCGTAGGTTCGAAACCTTCCCAGGACGCTAAATGGCCCGTTCATCTATCGGTTAGGATACCAGGTTTTCAACCTGTAAAGACGAGTTCGATTCTCGTACGGGCTACAAATAAATTGCGGGGAAGATGAGCTGGTGCACACAGGGGTCTCATAAGCCTCTCTAGGTGGATTCGATTTCCACCCCCGCAACTAAATAAATTACCCTCTCGTCTAACGGCAGGACAAGTGGTTTTGGACCACTGAATTGGAGTTCGAATCTCTGGGGGGTAACTAAAATGGGCTGTTGGTATAGTTGGCTAACACGGTAGCTTTGCAAGCTTCAATCCCCAGTTCGAACCTGGGACGGTCCACAAAATTTGGTCTATTAGTGTAGTGGTTAACACGCCTCACTGTCTATGAGGTAGCCTCGGTTCGAATCCGTGATAGACCGCCAAAAGAAAAAGTAGTGAAGCTGTAATTAGGAAGTAGAGTGTATTAATTACCGAAAAAGGGTTTATAGTAGGTAGGCGTCACTTATTGCACCTAATCAGAAACCTTGAAAGACCCGAAGCTTTTTCTTTATTCGGAAGTTTGGCAGAGCGGTCGATCGCGCTAGTCTTGAAAACTAGAGATGTTGAAAGACATCCGGGGGTTCGAATCCCTCAACTTCCGCACCTTAAAACCGATTCGGGTTCGTGAATAAAGGAGGCCTGCGACTTGAAATATAGACAAATCACGTTAAATCTCCTCACACTAGGTGGTATCGGTGACCTAGTATTTGGTTCCATAGTTAAATGGATATAACAAGACTCTTCTAAAGTCTGGTTCGTGGTTCGATTCCACGTGGAACTACAAAAAAGGATACTTACAGCAATTTTTAACTATCAAATTTGTAACTTGACACAGTAAAAACAGTATCCTGTAACTTATTAAGGGCTTCTAACAGCAAATAAAAAATACTCAGACTGCAAATCCGATTAAAAAAACAGAAGCCCGTAAATTTTAAAAAAATTTTCAATATAACTTGGTTATTTTGAAAAAAGTTATTATATTTATAATATTAAGAAATTAAAAAGGATTCAGACAGCAATTTTCAACAATTTCATTAGGACGAAAAAAACGGAATCCTGTAACTTCTTGAGGGAATGAGTACATCCAGCAATTATTATTACTTATACATAATAATTCGAAACTAACACCTCAGTCATCGACTCCCCTAGCCGATGCCGTACTCAGTAGATCCCCTCAAACATTGGCTAGGTGCGGGTCATGACAGAGGCTTAACTTAAAATAAAAAAAAAATAAAAGATATGAGTAATTTAATTAACGCAATGAGACAAAAAGATGCCTTAACTGCTAACGGCGCTTTGACTAACTCTACTTCGTTGAATGCGGTTGTAGACATGTTCTTTTTAGCAGGTGCTTCTCGTAGAATGTCAGAACAAGAAATCATTAATGTGTTTGTAAAAGCATATAATGAAGATCCTAACTTGGCTGTAAAATGTCTGTTTTGGGCTCGTGACGTTAGAGGTGGTGCTGGTGAACGTAGGTTCTTCCAAATCATCATGAAATATATTAGCGAAAACTACCCATCTGTTTTTGAATTTAATATTCGTTTAACTCCAGAATATGGTTATTGGAAAGATGTTTTTAATGTCTTAAATCCAAACAGAACTGTTTTAGATTGGATGTCAGAACAATTGAATGATTCTAATAGTGGATTGATTGCTAAGTGGTTTCCACGTAGAGGTGTTTGGTTCTCTTCAATGCATAAACATTTGGGAATGACTCCAAAACAATTTCGTAAAATGATTGTGGAAAAAACTAAAGTTGTTGAAACTTCTATGTGTAATAAAGAATGGGATGCTATCGAGTATTCTAAAATTCCTTCACAAGCTTTTCAAAAATACAAAAGAGCATTTTCAAGAAATGATGAATCTAGGTTCAAAGATTTTATAAGTGCTGTTGTAAAAGGTGAAGCTAAAGTTAATTCAGGAACTTTATTTCCATATCAATTATATCAATCTTACATTAGAGGACTAGATAAAAATTCAGTGCTTGCACAATGGATTAATCTACCTGATTATGTAGGTGAGGGATCATTTTTACCAGTTTGTGATGTTTCTGGTTCAATGAATGGTTTACCAATGGAAATATCTGTTTCTTTAGGTGTATACTTGTCAGAAAGAAATAAATCAGCATTTAAAGATGCCTTTATTACCTTCTCAGAATCTCCAAGATTACAATATTTAAAAGGTAATGTAGTTGAAAGATTTAGTCAATTAGCTAATGCTGATTGGGGTATGAGTACTAATTTACAATCTGTATTTGATCTAGTATTAAATAAAGCAATTGAAAATAGATTAGCTCAATCCGATTTGCCAGAAACTATTTTGATTATTTCTGATATGGAATTTAATTATGCTTGTGGAAATAAAACTAATTTTGAAGTAATTCAAGATAAGTTTGAAGCCGCTGGTTATAAAATGCCAAAATTAGCTTTTTGGAATGTAAATGGAAGAGAAGGTAACGTACCAGTATCCGCAAATACTAAAGATGTTGCCTTAATTTCAGGAGCTTCACCATCAATCGTTAAAAACGTTTTGTCAGGTAAAGATTTTACTCCAAAAGGTATCATGTTGGAAACTCTATTGAGTGAAAGATATGAAAAAATTATGGCTCTTTAATTAGAGTCATTTTTGGACCCTTAGCTCAGTTGGTTAGAGCAGCTCACTCATAATGAGAAGGTCACAGGTTCAAGTCCTGTATGGTCCACAAAAGGGGTTCTTTGACATACTAAAAAAACAGAAAGGAAATTAAAAAATGGAAACAACATCATTTATTTTAGGCGTACTTACAGTGATAGCTGTGATTGTAGTTGCAGTTATCGTTAGAGGTATGGTTAAGATTACACAATTAGAGAAACAGTTGAAAGACACTCAAGAAAGTATTGAATGGAGAGACAGGAACAATTCAGATATGAATCGTGATATACATGAAAGGTTATCAAGAATGGAAGAACATGCTTATCGTCACATAGATGAACTAAAACGAGATTTAGATCTTCGACTTGAGGAACTAAGAAAAGAGTTAGTGAGTCATTGTGATTCTAGAGTAGACAAGCTTCAGTCTAAAACAAAGGAGGCACAAGTAAAATAAGTTAAACCCGTCAAAGAATCCTTTTTAAATAGCCCATCAATTAATTTTGGTGGGTTTTTTTTTATATATTATTTTTTAGATTTTTTTTATATGTATAAATAAAGTTGTTTCAATTAGTTTTTTATTGTTAAAATTAAAAAGTATGAAACATTTATCTAAAGAAGAGCTACTAAGTAGACTTGAAGCAATTAATAAAAGCAATGCTATTATTTACTTTGATTTAACAGGAGTCATTTTAGGGGTAAACGATATCTTTTTAAAAGCAATGGGCTATGAAAAAGATGAACATAAAGAACTTATAGGTAAACATCATAGCTTATTTGTTTGTGAAGATTATGCAAGATCTTTGGAATATGAAAAGTTTTGGGATATCTTAAGAAGTGGAAAACATTATGAAGGTGAGTTTGAAAGAAGAAAAAAAGATGGTAGTCTTATAAATTTACAAGCAACCTACAATCCTATTTATGATGAATCAGGTACGCTTACTAAAATAATGAAAATTGCTACTGATATTACTGAAATAGTTAATAGTAAAAATCAAATGGAAGCTGTAAATAGAAGCTCAGCAACTATAAGATTCGATATTAATGGTTTTATTTTAGATGCTAATTCTATTTTTTTAGAAACAATGGGATATAAAGCAAATGAGAAAAGTCAAGTTATAGGTAAACATCATAGTATTTTTGTATCTTATGATTACTCAAAATCGGATGAATATTTAAAATTTTGGCAGAATTTGAGAAAAGGGAAAATATTTAATGGAATATTTGAAAGAAAAAAAATAGATGGTTCAGTTATATATTTACAAGCCACCTATAACCCCATCTTTGACAGTAAAGGAAATGTTACGAGTATAATTAAAATTGCTACTGATGTTACTGAAGCAATAAATAGTAAAAAAGAAATTGATTTATTATCAGCAAATTTGCAAGTAGAGTTAGATAATTCAAAGAAACTCAAAGATTCAATTGAAATAGAGAAGAATGCCGCTTTGAACGATTTGGATGTAATTATAAAAAAAGGACAAAGCGAATTGATAAAAGTGATTGTTAAATGTGCTTTAGCAGTAATTATAGGAGTAGGTGTTGTTACAACTATGTTGTATTGGATGGCTATGGTTACTGGTAAAGAAACACAAATAATTGGTTCTACTTGGAGTAATATGTTCAGTGTATTATTAACAAATGCTTTTTCAATAGTTGGTACCATTATGGGTATTAAGTATGCTACACAAGACAATGATAAAACAAAAACAACAAAACAACTATAATATGAAAAATTTCTTTAAACAATTATTCGACGACAACAACACAATTAATGAAAAAGCCGTAGTAGGTTTTATTGCTTTTTTATGCTTGGTTTTAGCTTTACTTGTTGACCTAGTTACAGGTTATATGGGTAATGCTTTGGTAATTAACGAATTTATTTTTGATGGATTTATGATAATCATTTTAGGTTCATTCGGTATCGCTTCAGTTGATAAATGGATGAATATAAAAAATGGTAAGAAAAACGAGGACGAGGGAGGTTCTATAGAAGAATAATGAAGTCTACGTTACTAGTTTTACTATTATCATTAACCGCAACTTTTTCTTTTGTTTGTAGCTATTTCGGAGGATTAGCTATAGATAATAGTGAACAATATTTGGCGGTCGTGGCGGTAGCTTTTATGGATGGGTTTTTTGGTATAGTTGCTGGTATAAAGAAAGAAGGTTTTAAAACCTATAAAGCATTAAAAGTATTAAAAACAACATTTACTTGGTTAGTTATATTAACAGTAATATTAATGGTTGAAATTCCT